ATCTGTTACCAGTTGATCAGAATTATAACTTATCAACTGATCCATATCATTAACATCACAATCAACAGCAAACTTATCGTGATCAAATCCTTTGTGCATTGATCCCTTACGCCCATAGAGATTATCCTTAATATCATAAGGAGGATCAAGATACATAAAAGCACTCTTGTCACCGTTCATTAGATAATCATAAGAATAATTGGTAATTCTCCATTTAGAAATTAGTTTAGAATACTCAGGAAGTTTCTCAATTCCACGCAGACTGAAGTTAGAATTGGATGCCTGTTCTGAAAATGAAGAACTTTCAGTAAGACCACTAAAAGAACATTTATTCACAATATAAAATGCTGTTGCACGATCAAGATTAGACACAGAAGTATCGTTGATTTGATCTTTTGATTTTACAAATAGTTCTCTAGCAAGTTCTGGGGTAATATGAGCAAGTTTGTATCCACTTAATTCTTCTTTCAATTCTACCCCAAACATTTGAAGTTGTTGCCAGAAGTTTATAAGAGGTTCATAAAGATCATTCACCCAAATATTCAAATTTGGATACTTCTTTGTAATGTGAATTGCAACACTTCCACCACCGATAAATGGTTCTCGAAACTCATTATAGTTACGAAGGTCTGGAAAGTAAGGATCCATCTTGGTGACTGCCCTACTTTTTCCACCAGGATACCTCAAACAAGTTTTCAGTTGTTTTTGACTAATTAGCATTCAATTTCTCCATAATCATTTCATACTTTTCTTGGCGTCTTTTACCAAGATAAGGTTTCATCAATTCAGTCCACCTTGTCGCTGCCTCTCCTTGAAGATTTATATAATAAGTTGGTTTTTGACCTGCTGCTTTATGAACTGGACCACCATCAGTATAGGTTATTTTTCTGCCATCCATTATAGCAGCAACTCTTTCCATAATATCTTGGTCGGTCATAGACATACTCATAGAAAGATAATCTTTTTCAGTATATGTCTTCCTATTGGAAAAAGTTCTAGTTCTTCCCTTTTTATAAGACCAAGACCCTTCACCTTCCCATATCCCAGTCAACCAAGCAAGTTCCGTTTCTGTTGGTTCTTTATGTTCGTAGATAGTTCCTTTAGCCATAACTTATAAACTACTCCACTTCTATTTAGTAGTGGAGTTATTTTCATAATCAGGTTTGTGATACTTCAGATATTCCCAGAAAGTTAATTTCATTTCTTTCTGTGTCATTCCACAATGTTTTGCCGCTTGTGGAAGATTCCATTTAGCACGGAACAACGCTTCATTTGCTTCTTGCACATTTTCGGGAGTTGTTTTAACAAAAGTGTCTTTCAAGTCTCTATATGAGATTTTATATAGATTCACTTGAAATTACACTCGCACATTATTTCAGTTAGTGCAGCAAGAAGATTTATCTCTTGATCAGCAACAAATGCAGACTGATACTGATACTTAGCAATAATAATAACTGCAGCGGCAATAGAAGGTCCATCAAGAACTTCATATAGAGAATCATAAACTCGACGAAGAATGATGTGAGTGTCATTGTCCAAGTTTGAAACTACCCACTTACGAACTTCGGGAAAATTCTTTTCTTTAAGATTCTTAAGTAATTCATTTACACTAATATCTACAAAAGTTGCAAGAATGCCAGTATCAATTTTACCTCCTACTGAATACCTTTGACATTCGTTAATAACTCTTCTGAAGTCGGGAAAGTGTTTAGATACAATTTCAACAAGAACTTTTTGATCATACTCGATGTTTTCACTATCAAGAATGTTTTGCAGACGCTTGAAGAATGATCCTGCTAACTTTGCCCTTTCCTTTCCCTTAATTGTAAAGTCAATGCAGGCACAACGGGAATGTAGCGGTTCAATGATCTTATTCTTATAATTGCAGGTAAAAATAAATCGGCAATTATTATAAAATGCCTCAATATTTGCTCTCAATAGAAGTTGAACATCATTACCAGTATTGTCTGCCTCATCGATAATAATGACTTTATGTTTAGAAGACTCCGTAAGTGAAACAGTTGAGGCAAAGTTCTTTGCTTGGTTTCTAACAGTATCTAAAAAACGTCCTTCATCAGATCCGTTAATTACATAAAAATCTGCTCCAAGTTCATTACATAGTGCCTTTGCAATTGTAGTTTTACCAATTCCGGGTGGTCCAGAAAGAAGAAGATTTGGAATTTCACCCTTCTTCACAAACTCATTAAATGTTCTTTTAGTTTCATCGGGAAGAATACAGTCGTCAATTGTTTTAGGACGCCAAGATTCAACCCACAAAAAATCACTACTCATAATTAAATCTCAAAAACAAAACTTTTTAACATAATCTAGAACTTGTTCGGGTTTATCTTCTAGGTAATATGCTTCAAACTCATAAACATAACTAGATCCAGAAAATTTAACGGATCTAGCAACATCTTTCAATTTATATTGATCCAAAGTTGCATCACTAATACCAAGAGGACCACGCTTACAAGCTTGGGCAACGTGAACTGCTTCGTGGTAAACTGTCTCATTCACATAATGTTTTACAGGACTAATGTTATTTTTTATGTTGTTGAGACAAATTACAAATCGAGGATGATCAACTCCACCAAAATACTCTTTATTTCTACAAATTGCACCATTCTCCTGAATAGTGTAATTTTTCATCATCATTTTACTAATCAGATCTTGTCCAATTGGCGTCAAGTAAAGTAGAAATTCCATCATTCGAAAGTAGAATCCGGTTCAAGTGCGATATAATATCGAATACTAAACTTCTCATTCGTGAATTGTGAAAGAAGTTTATTGGATATAATTACATCATAGTCAGCAGGAATCATTTTCAAATTTTCCACCTTGAAGTTGAATGTAAATTGCTTATCAGTTTCACCAACAACGATAGAATACTCATTTGAGGTGTCGTTCTTCTTATCACGGACAACAAGACGAATAACTCCAGCATCACCAACTGCACAAAGATCAGGAAGTTGATAAACTGCTGCTGCCTTAATCAAACGACTCATAGATGCATATTCAAGTTGAAAGCAAATATCTTGAGAAGGAAGTTTAATTTCTTTTTCTGGAGGAGAGATAATCACATTAGGATCTGCATAAAAATACTTTACCCTACGCTTACCTTCACGAATTGTAATGTAAGAGTCATTAGTGAAATCTAGTTCTGGATCTTGATGTAGACTCAGACCATTCAAAAATTGATTTAGATCATAAATTGCAAAGTTTCTGGGAAACTCTTCATTAATATTTGCTTCTGCTAGAATATTTTTAGCAACAGAAATGGTGCGAAGTTTAGTTCCTTGCTTAACCAAAATGGAATTGTTGATTCCAGCAAAGTTCTTGAGAATAGTCAAAGAGTTGTCGGAGAGTTTCATAGTTTCAGATTTCAATTATTTTCAACAAGATTGAGATGATTGATTAAAAGAATTGTGTAATGCAACACTTTAAACAAGTCAGCACGAGGAGTTCCTTTAGTATCATAACGATCAATATACTTGGTTACATTTCCAGCACAAAAACCTTCGCGACGATTATGTTTGATTTTATCAATAGTTTGTTCAGTCCCTCCACCGGTTCTATCCACATAGTGTTGACTGTAAGTGCTCGCAATGTATTCTTCAAGTTGTTTTAGAATTTCTTCTTCATTATACTTCCAAAATCCATTTTTATAATGTTGATTGTTCATATTCAGGGCAGTTTTTTTAACGTCAATTAGTCCAGTTTCATCATTCATTTTTAATGTAAACTCATTCATCGAGTAGGGATATTCATCCATAATAAGAGAGGGGAAAGTCATAATTAACCTTCCCCAATTATATCAGAATGTGGGGTTCAAGTCAACTTCCTTACCACCTTCAACAGTCAATTCAAGTTCAGTAGAAGGCATTACGAAATCAATATCAATTTTGTCGTAAAGTTCCAGAAAAGCAGTCTTGGTTTCATCGTCAAAGCGATTAATACAAGTTTGAATTGCCTTTGCTTTATCACCAAAGATACTGTAAGCACGAAGAATATGCACTAGACGACGAGTGCTAATGATTTCCTCAATACCACCATCATAGAACGTCTTACGGATTACATCGCCCCAATCAACCAATCGCTTACAAAATTGACGATCTGCAATACCGAGATCCAGAGCAATTCCTTCGAGGATCTTTTGTTCAGTAGCAGGAGCAGGGTAGGACTGCTCAAAAGTCACAGGAAACCGCTCTAGGAACGCCTCGTTGAGCACATTAGTGCCGATGAAGCGCCCGTCATCAGAACCCTTACCTTTGGTGTTTGCAGTCGCAATAACGTTAAATCCAGCAACAGGTTTTACGAAACTACCAATCTTTTTCAGGAAGATACCTTTACCTTCGAGGATGGGTTGTAGGCAAAGAATTTTATTAGATGCAAGGTCAATTTCATCGAGAAGTAGCACCGCGCCACGTTCCAATGCTTCGATGACTGGTCCATTGTGCCAGACAGTTTCACCATTGATAAGGCGGAAACCCCCAATAAGATCGTCCTCATCAGTTTCGATTGTGATATTAACACGAATTAATTCTCGATTAAGTTGGGCACACGCTTGTTCAACACTGAACGTTTTACCATTACCAGAAAGACCTGTAATGAATGCCGGATAGAAAAGGCGGGATTGAATAATTTTTTTAACATCATTAAAGTTACCAAACTTGACGAAGGTATCATCTTTATCAGGAATGAGATTTTGTTCAAAAGCAGGCATCGCAGGAGGTGCTTGAAAAGTGCGCTCAATTTCTTGCACTTTTTGTTGAGTCACTTCAAGATTCCAACGACCACGATTAGTCTTAAACTGTTCCAAACGACGAGTCACAGTCTGATAGTTGAGACTACGGGAAGCACAAAATCCCCTAATATCAGCAGCAGTTAGTTCAGATCCAAAACTTTCTTTGAGACCATCAACAAGTTGTTCATCATTCATTTTGAAGCGAGACATAATGTAGTTGAGTTGTTTTATTTAACTGTAATTATTATACAATAAAAAAGGGGTCGCGAGACCCCCTGTGTGACGGTTTGGAAAGTGGTTTTTAAATTATGATTCCTCTGCTGCTTTCTTTTCTGCTTTTCTTTTAGCCATTTTTGCTCCCTTAAGTCTCTTGTCTATAGTTTTCAAATGCCCCTTATCTTTAGTCAGAACAGCTTTTGTAGCAGCACCAAGCATAGACCCAAGAGCCTTTTTACCATATTCATTTGCCTTTTCAGGAGTATCTAATACTTCAACAATACTCTGTCTCCACTCTTCACTCATAT